GTATTCATTATCATTTATTAAACAGATGATCTGGCTTCTAAGCAGTTTAAAAGCCGGTTCCAGTTCATCATGAAGGTCCGGGCTGACTTTTATGATCTTTCTTATCGCATTTTTCAGCTCTGATGACAGTGCCAGATCCGGTGCAACTGAAAAGAACCGGGAAAAATTCGGTTCTGTAAGCATCAGCAATATGAATATTACCGCTGAGTTAAATGTCTTAAAGTTTTTTCTGGCAATTTCCAGCAATGCCGTAGTGTAAAATCTGACATCCCGCTCCGTTCCTTTGCATTTTGTGCAAAGTATTGCCACAATCAGCAGCCAAGCATAATCTTCCAGACCGTCATAGATTGGGCAATGCAAATCTGGATGATTCATTATCTTCAGGAGTTTGCAAATCTTTTCATAGGCATTTTCATCAACGAATGCATCTGGATCCT